TACCGGTTCAACATTAGTGTTCTTAAACATGGCTATGCCACCATAGGTACTGAACTCCCTGAGACTGCAAAAAAAGACCAGCCTCTTAATGGGGATGTGCATCCTGCTGTGGAAGAGCTCCTTGGAGAGCTGGGCTTCCCTCAAGCAACCGAGACTGATGCCCTTATAGATGAAAAGCTCCGCAAGTATTCTTATCATGGTCTGATCCATCCAGACAGTCCCTGGTCTTTGAGAACTCCTCCAGAGGATTTCTTGGTCCCTTGGGGGACAAGGAATGCTCATGAGGCTCCTTGGTGTGCCTTTGTTTGCAGGCGTCCTTTAGAGGATGTCAAGGCTGACCCTGTTTATAAAAAGGGCGTGACTGCTGATTTCAAAGCAAATTGGGGTGTTGGACTCGATTCTGGCACCAGTCAACTCTATCTTCCTTTCCGTGATAAAGCAGCATATCCAACTCAATATCGCCAGAGGGAGTTTTTCGACGAGGGTTGGCTAATCTTCTACGAGATTTGGGACAAGCGCGAAGGTCGTGTGATGGCTCTCACTTTGGATCAGGGTGAAGACTTCATGCGGTATGAAGAGCACAATCTTCCCATTGGCCTCCCTGTGAGCATAATGCAGTTTAATGAGGATGGCGAGGACTTTTGGGGGTTATCGGATGCGGCTGCGATTCTCCCTCTGGTCAAGGAGTTGAATGAGACTAGAACAATAGAGATGGGGCATAAGAAGATCACTCTCTTGAAGCTTCTCATCGACAAGAATGTCATTGATGCTGCTGATCGTACAAAGCTTGCGAGTGATCAAATTGCTCCCATTATCCTCACTGATGGCCCCCCACAGCAAGCAGCGATGATACTTAATCCTTCAATGTCAAGAGACCTCTTTAATATCAGTGAAGTCACAAGAGATGACATTCGTGAGGTCATTGGCTTCTCTCGCAACTCTCTCGCAGAATTTGAAGTCTCTCGCAGGACAGCTACAGAGGCGAACATCGTGCAGCAAAACCTCATGCTTCGTGGGGATGAACGAAGAGACCTCATGGCTGACCATATTACTGACTCTTTCAGAACAAAAACCAACCCCATGATCTTCAAGTTTTGGAAGACTCCTCGATATATTGAGGTGACCGGGATTCCTTTTCCTGTTACTTTCATCGGTTCTGGTTTGAAAGATGATTATGCTTTGAAGATTGCCGCTGACTCAACCATCCCTGTTTCAAAGGCAGTTGCCAAGCAGGAGGCTGATATTGTTTTCAAAACCATGAAAGGTGACCCAAACGTCGCTCAGGCGGAACTCTATCGGTTTTATCTTGAACAATTTGACTCAGTTCCTGTTGAACAACTGCTCATTCCTCCAGAGCAGGCTGCAGCCTTGCAGATGCAAATGATGTTACTCATGGGAAGCATTGGAGGAGGGCAGCCACAGCAGAAGAAAACCCAAGCTTCGCCAACTGCTGATGCTTTAAGAGGTGGTCCTGGTGCTTAGATATGATGTTGAGTGTTCCAACTGTGGGCGCAGGGGAGAAGTGGTGGCTAAAAACACAAAGCGTCTTGGCAGGTGTTCTAGTTGCAAAGGCAAACTCATTTGGGTTCCAACGGCGCAGATGTTCGCGTTCCGCCCGTTTGTGCATGAGCATCTTGGACATACACCAGTCCAGATTGAATCATGGCCACAATACAGGCAAATCCTGCGTGAACGTAATTTGAACAACGAACTTGGCTCTTAGAGGAGGGTGACATGGCTGATGTAATTCCGGGTGGTTCCCCTGCAGGACCAGTGATTCCACAAGATCAGCAGAAGGTGCAAGAGCAGCTTACCCAATTGCAGGAAGCAAATAAGACTCTCACTCAAGAACGTGATGGTCTAAAGAAGCAAGTTGGAGAGAACGCGTCAAAACTAGAGGGGCTGCATAAGACAATCATCTCTCCAGAGTATTTGGCCTACTTGGAGGATTCAAAGAAAGGGATCAAAGATCCTGGCGACAAAGGTGGAAAGGAGAAACCCCAAGCTATTGATCTCAATCAACTAGACAATGTGGAACTCGCTAACTTCATTGTTGGAGAGATCAAAAAGGTTGTTACCGACCAGAACAAGCCCATCGAAGCAAAAGTCACCGCGATTGATGCGAAGACAAAAGTTGCAGAGGCTGCAGGAAGATTCAAGGACTTTTGGGACTATAAGGATGCCATGATTGAGATTGCGGGAAGGATGCCAGGTCTTGATCCTGCCGAGATTTATGTCATGGTCAAGGGCATGGAAGCTGTCAGCAGCAAAAGCTTCAAAACTGCCAAGCAAGATGCGTCTGGAGAAGCAACCCCTGCTGGCGAAAGTGGTAGTCGTCCTACGAGCGGTGAGACCGGGTCAGGTCCGAGTGGAGATTTAGGCTCCGGGAAGGCTCGGCAGCCTGAGTCATACGGCGATGCCGCTGGCATGGCTTATGACAAAATCTTCGGGAAGAAATAACAATGCCAACTTTGACAGAGCAACTAGACAGTCTCTACTCCACCACTTGGCAGACCATGAAAACCAAGGCGGTGGATAACATTTTCAAGGCAACTCCCTTTTGGTACTGGCTGTATTCAGCCGGGCGCATCCAAAGGGAGACTGGCGGGCGTTGGATTGGTGAGACTCTGATGTATGCCAAGAACACCACAGTCAAAAGCTTGGCTCGTGGTGGCAAAGTGGACATCACAAACACCGATCCAATGACCGTTGCCAAGTTCGACTGGAAGCTGGTTGCTGGCTCTGTGATTCGCCTTCACGGTGATGACACCGAGAACACTGACAAGCACGCGATCATGAGTTTGGCTCAGGGGAAGTTGAAGAACCTAGAGCTGAGTCTGATCGATGCCTTGGAAGTGATGGCCTTTGGCGACGGCACCGGGAATGGTGGTCTTGATCTCACAGGGTTGGCGCTGCTAGTTTCGTCAACTCCAACAGTTGGGACTGTTGGTGGGATTGATCGAAGCCTTGCAGCGAATGCTTGGTTCCGAAATTTCCAGCGTACAAAGGATGACACTGGGTTGCCCACTGGTGATACATCCTTTGCTTTCAACACAAGGAAGGTCTACAACTCGTGCTCTGTGGGAAATGACCACCCAACGCTGGGACTCACAGATCAGAACCAGTACGAGTTGTACGAGGCTGGGCTGACTCCAATGCTGAGGGTGTACGATGGTCGTATGGGTGATCAGGGCTTTGAGGCCTTGAAGTATAAAGGCATGGCCTTGACCTTCAGTCCATCATCTCCAGCAGGAGAACTGCGCCTCCTCAACGAGCGCTACATCAGGCTCGTGATCAACTCCCATGCAGACTTCGACATGACTGACTGGAAGCCGATTCCAGATCAGCTTGATCGAGTTGCGCAGGTAGTGGTCAAGGGGGAGATCACCCTCTCCAACTCGCGCATGCAGGGTATCTTGTCAGGTATGTAGTCCAACGGCCAGAGATGGCCTAACACTGGGGAGACTCAGATGTTCAAATCGATTTTTGTGACAGCACTCACAGACGTCCATGCTTATCCTGGAAAGGAGGAGCTTGGTGTGCTGCGGGTGGAAGTGGATGGAAAGTACGGAGAGCGCTGGTTCCGGTACGTGCAGAACCGCACAGCTGGAGCACTCGCTGCGGACTCCTTGGTGATGTATGATGGAGTCTTGATCGGCAGCGCAGTAGCAGCCACTAACATCAGTAGCAACCTTAAGGTGCTTCGAGCTTCGGGCTCTTTCATCGATGACAAGGTCAATGTGGATGACATCATCCACGTCGTTGATGATGCAGGAGCTGCGGGCGCTGCACCTGAAGGTGAATACAGCTTTGTCACAAAGGTCCAAGCTCTCCAAGTGGACTTCAGCCCCGCTCTGACTGCAGCACTCACCACAANCGACACGGTGAACTTCATCAAGCGGTGGAGTGTCATCGCTGCAGCTGCTGCAGGAGCAAAGCGCACAGCTGGGATTCCAATGGCGAGCTTGACCGCAGCTTTCTGTGGATGGATTCAAGTTCGTGGGATCTATCCAAGTGCTGATGTGACAGCGGCTGGAACCGCTGTGGCTGAGGGAGATCGCCTCAGAGCTGGGACGGCGATCTTGGAGGTTTTGCCAACAACTGCCATCAATGCGAACTCTGGGCTTGACGCCAATGAGATCGCTGTGGCGGCTGCCCTGCAAAGCCTCGCATCAGACACGGTGCGAAGAAAGGCAGTTGTCCTGCTCCAGTGTGAGTAGTAGGTCACTCATGGAGGGGGGCTTCTCCGGAGGCTCCCCTCCCAGGAGTTTTCTTGAAACAGTTATACCAGCCTCCTGAGATTGGGATCTTTGGTTGGATGTCTCACAAAGAGCTGCAATGGCTTTATGAGCAGGCAAGTCGGTTCCAGTCTGTTGTTGAAGTGGGTGCTTGGTTTGGGCGGTCTACCCATGCTCTTTGTCGTGGGTGTCTTGGGACTGTATTTGTGGTGGACCATTTCCAAGGCTCTCCATCTGAACTTCAAGGGGAACAGAGATTTGCAAATCATGGGGATGTCAAACGAGAGTTCTTGCGAAATGTTGGGAGCATGACGAACTTAGAACTGCTACAGCTCCCAAGTCATTTAGCAGCTATCACCTTTGAGCCAAAGTCTGTTGACATGGTTTTCCTTGATGGAGAGCACACACTGGAAGCGGTTCGGTTAGACTTACGTGTTTGGACCCCTGTGGCAAAGAAGCTTCTTTGTGGGCATGATTGGAACTTGGATGGTGTTAGTCAAGCTGTGGGGGAACTTGAGCTTCCCCCGAAACGCGGGCCTGATAATCTTTGGTTCATCCCCCTGGGAGAGTGACTTGAGGAAGATGATTTTTTTACTTAACATTGACAACTACGCACCAAAAATTACATCGCTTACTTATCCACTAATTCATCGCTATGCGAATAAAATTGGTGCTGAAGTCTTCATCATCAGTGAACGCAAGTTTCCAGTCTGGCCTCTTGATTATGAGAAGCTTCAAATTTTTGAGCTGGCAAAGCAACTTGGTGCTGATTGGAATATCTACATTGATTCGGACATGGCGATACATCCTGATTTTCTTGATTTGACAGCGCATCTTGGGAAAGACACCATCTCTCATCTTGATGCAGATGTTGCTACAGTTAGGTGGCGTATTGATGATTACTTCCGTCGAGATGGGCGTTTCATTGGGTCGGGAAATTGCTTTACAGTTGCTAGTGATTGGTGTCTCGATCTTTGGAGGCCACTAGACGACTTAAATTGCGAGCAAGCGATCAATAGGATTTTCCCTATCCAGGCGGAGTTGAAGAAACCCATCAAGCCAGGTCATCTCATCAGTGACTTCACCCTCTCAAGGAACATCTCTCGTTTTGGGCTTAAATTCATGAGTGTAAAAGAGATCCTAAAGAAGCTTGGCCTGCAGAACGCAAACTGGATTTGGCATCATTACTTGATCTCAGAGGATGAGAAAGCTGATCGTCTTGCTCAACTCCTTAACGCTTGGGGGGTTTAGTGGCAACTAAAGATCAAATAATCGCAACAGCTCTTGGATTGGTTGGTCGTGCTGATCTTACTGCCCGTGCGGGAGAGTGGTTTGATGATGTCTATCAGCTGATTCTTGGATATGCTGATTGGAGTTTCATCACCACAAGGGCTACTAGAGCTACTGTGGTGAATACCTACCGTTACGCCCTTCCCATTGACTTCCGCAGTCCTGATACTCTTTGGATTGATACTGGAGACACCAACTCAAGAAAGTTGGACAAGAAAGGCATTCCAGATTTTCATCGCCGCTATCCTCGTTTGGAGAGTCTTGCAGCAGGCTATCCCAGGGATTATACTGTCTATGATGACAAGCTCTTGATCGCACCAAAGCCGAGTTCCAGCTCCTGGACAATGATGTTAATTTACACATACAACCCAGTGAACTTGACTGGTGGACAGACCCCAATAATTCCTGATTATCTCATGCCGGCTCTTCGTATCGGGTTGAGGTCCTTTATTTATGCTGACATCAAATCCTATACGAAGTCTGAAGCTGACATGAAAATTGTTGATGGCATCCTCCAAGCTGGGAAGAAACGAGATGAAGGGGAAGATCGTGATGAGTTGTTTCTCAAGCCATTTATGAGCCAGGAGCCAGCTCCTAGTGAATACTGGGCGAACCCACTCATTATGAGTGTTAGTTGACCCTCCTATGCAAGAAGTGCAGGAATCGGCTTACAAAGATTTGGATGGGCGGAACATGATTCTACCATGTCTGTCTCAGGTGTGTGAGACAAGGAGCAGCAAATGCCAGTAGTCGCAAGTGATATTGCCTGGTATGCGGCAGCGGTTTTTCCGAAAGACGACTCTGTGCAGAATATTGGTGGAGCAATTGACCTTACGAAAGGGATTGTTTTCACCCGGCTCGGCACAGCAAATGCTCTTGAGATGCTCTCCAGCAGCGCAGGAGATACAACACAAACAGTCACGATTTTTTACTTAGACTCCGCGGGCGCACTTCAAAGCGAGGTCAAAACCCTTAATGGAGTTTCAGTCGTTGCGTTTATAAACTCCAAATTGATTTTCCTCGCCGCAGAAAAGAGCGCTTCAACTGCTGGAACAGTCACAATTCGCAAGAGTAGCGCTGGCGCCACCATTGCCACCCTTCCCGCTGCAATGAATGCTGTTCAGCTCCCTTTTTACAACCAAATGATCAATCCAGCTGCTCAGACTGACTACCACGAGAAGGTTTTTGTCAAGAATCAACACGGCACGTTATCAGTTAACAGCGGCCAGCTGCTTATTGCTGTGGACTCTCAAGGGGTGCACACCTTTGCTCTTGAGACATCTTTGAATGGAACAGGGACAAATGGAGCAGGTAATAACAGGAAAGTTGCCCCTGCAGGATTCACTTTCGACACCTCCACAAAAAACGTCGCAAATGGGGGAGTTTTAACAGCAGGCTCCGCGCAGGGAATCTGGTTGCGGTCTCGGCTTGTGATCACAGAGTTGCCGTATGATGATAGTTTCACACTTCGCCTCAGCGGGGTAAGTGCATAGTGTCCACGCTACTTGCCTCTGATAATTTCAATCGGGGAGATTCAGCTGACCTCGGAGCGAATTGGGTTGAGGATCAAACTGGATTCACAATCTCATCAAACAGGGCTGTATGTGCTGGGACGGGGAGTGCAAGGTACACAGGGGCGGGGCAGCCTGCTGATAATCAGAAAGCTGGAGTGCTGGTTTTCATGAGTGGAGTTGACGTAGCTTCTGATCGCGTCGGCCCTGGAGCAAGAATGTCAGCAGGGAATCCAGGGTATCACGCCCTTGTGTATTTTACAAATGGTTCCTATTTGAGGATCAGACTTTTTAAAGGCGGTCTAGAGGGAACACAAATTGGCTCCACTTACACAGGAGCATTCAGTCTTGGTGATAGAATCGAGGTCCGTGCGGTAGGAGACCAGATCGACGTGCTCCGTAATGGGAGTGTGATCATAGGCCCTGTTGCTGATGGGACTTACACATCTGGATATTGTGGCATCGTTGGTGTGCGACAGAATCTCAACTCACCTGCGGCAGAGGATTTCGAGGAATGGAATGAGTTCTACGCTGATGCTGTTATTCCTGTTGCAGCCATGGGTGTTCTTGCGATAGATGCTGTAATTCCTGTAGCATCAAGGCAGTTGTTGAATATTGACCAGCTAATCATGGTTGAGGCTCTTTGGTTGGGTCATGTGCAGAGTGACCAAGAGATCCCTGTGCAAGCGTCCGCTATTGTTGGATTCGATCAGGAGATTGCCGTCGC